GTCTTCTGTTTTTTTTTGTTTTTCGATAGCCGTTTTGGCGGCAGCAAGGGCAGCCGCTACTTTTGAAGCAAGTCCATAGTCTATTTTTGCCCCACCAAAGCCAACCAGACCCATTGCCTCTACCATGTTGCCTGCTGGAGTATTTGAAAAACTAAAATTTCCGTTTTTATCAACTGACACTCCAATCCCATTGCCGCCATTTCTCATTATTGATGTAAGTTTTGTGGCGGTGTTTGCCCACTCATTTGAGCCAGTATATGTGTTTTCTTTAGCTGTTGTGCTAGCGTTAGTGTGATCACTTTCTGACGCTCCAGCTGGCGCGATATTAAAGGCATTCAAATCAAAGGCTACTACTTTATCAAGCAATGATTTTGTTATTTGCTGCGTTGCACTAAATGCCACATCTGATAGCGTTGTATCAAAACCTGCATTTTGTAGCGATGTGCGAGTGTTTATTTCGTAGTTTAGCCTGCCTAGGCTATCCATGCGCATGTTTGTCATTAGCGAGCTTTGTGATCTTATGCCCTCTAGTTTATTGCGTGTGAAATTTTGCATTGCTGCTCTTGCTGGATCAAGGCTAGTTAGTGTTTTTGTGCCAGGTCTGCCATGTAGTGCGTCATCAAAGGTTTGTTGCATTTTGTATCCATATAATTGTTTGCCAACTCTCACGCCAGTTACGCTGCCGTTGTAGTCAGTTTGTCCTATCACTGCATCAGGTATGCCAAACCAACCGCTAAACGTATCTTGCATAAACTCGCCAAAACTCATAGGGCGATCATAAAATGCTGTGTTGCCTACTACTGCGTTTAGATCACCACCAAAACCAAAACTATTATCAAGCCCCACCGCCATTTCAAAGACTTCAGTTACAAGGGCGTTAATCAGTCCAGCTATCGGGGCTACGCCAAGCGGAGATATAGTTGTGCCAAGTGCTGAAAGTGTGTTTTGAATAGCGACCGAGGTTAGCGTGCTTTTCATATTTTGATACATCGCCTCGGCTACGTTCATTGCGCTAAAGCGTCCATTTACGATGCCGTCATATAACATGCCAGCCAAAGCTTGACCTACTACGCCACCATACATCCTGCCGACGTCCTCAGCTAGATTTTCGGCATAGCTGTCGTTTCTTAGCTCGCTTACAAACTCTTTTAGGCTTGTGTAGTCGCCTCTTTGCAAACTAGCAAATCCATTGCCGTCTATTCTGCCAAAGCGATTATCTCTGTTTGAGTTTTTAGGAGTAGAGAATTTTATTTTAGATATTGCTTCTACGCCGTCAAAAATTAAATTTATACTCGTATCATAGTCAGGTTGATTTATGGCGATAATCATAGGCATTAGCACGTATTCGGCAAAATCTTCATTTAACCCAACTATTGCGCCGCTTAAGTTGCCAGCTTGTGCGATAAAAAAACTCCTTAGGTCAGGGCTTGGCAGGTTAAAAGCAGAGTAGCCAAGACTGCTTGCTTGATAAAAATCAAACTGGCCACCAGCCATAAACTCATAGTCGTCGCCAGTGTCCGAGTTTGTTAAATTTAGTATATCACTTAAGCCGATCATTTCTTTGTCATCGTGAAGTTTTTGTTTTCATCGATCGTAATATCGTTTTTAATCAAAGCATGAACCATATTAAATAGGTATTTTGTCATATCAGACGGCACTATCATTCCGCCAGCTTGATTTTCTGCGATGAAGTTTCCAAGCACTGACATTGATTTGATTATTCTATTGTCGATTACTTGCCTATCTACTGCTCGCTGTTGGCTCTCTGCTAGGGCTTGCTCTTTTGCTAGTTTTGCTATTTGAGCTCTCAAAAGATTATTTTGCTCTTTTAAATTTTCTAGTTTATCCGCTGCTTGAGCTTCTAGCTCGTCATTTTTTAGTTTAGTGTTTCTTGTCTGCTCTTTTATCCCCTCAATGTTTGCATCCATTGCGGCTGCTTGCTTTTCAAGGTTTTTTAGTGATAGTTCAAAGCTCAAATCCTGCTGTGTTAGCTCCAGCCCAGTTTGCATCGCTGTAATGGTAAATTGTGTTGTAATAAGGGGGAGCATTTGAGAAAGCACATTTATTCTGTGCTGGTTTGGTATCTCGTATTTCTCAAAACAATCATCAAGATATTTTAGTGTTTCTTGATATGGTGTATCAGCACCAATGCTTAATTTTAATAATTCTCTTGTTCTTTCTATATATGCATTTTTAAAATCCATTGTCTTTTCTCTCCAGTCTAGTTACTTTTATTCTTTGCAAATCAAGATCATCGCGTAAGTCGCTTACGGCACTTTTTAGGCCATTCGTCTCTATTCGTCTAATCCTTGACGAAAAGCTGTTGATTGTGTTGTTTAGGTCGTTTGTAAAACTTCGCAATGATATAGCTTCAGCTTCAAGGCTACTGATCTTATTCGTAATTGTTTGTAGTTGTGTTTTGATTTCATCGATCTCAGCGCCTAAATTTCTTTCAGCCATTACACACTCCTCGCTCTGTTTTCCCAGCCTCGCTCATATACGCCAAGTCGTGGGTTTTTTCTTATTAAATTTCGATAATAGGCAATCTCTGCTCTATCAAAATCACTATCAAAGGCTACTGTATCATAGGCATTTAGCGCTTTTAGTGTATTTGCCCCCATTATGCCGTCGCTTGTAAGCCCTAGCATATTTTGAAGTACACGCACGGCACTTTTTACTCCGACATTGACCGCAAAGCAAAAAAGCTCATTTGCTTTTAGTTGGCTATTTGCGTCATCTAGGCATAGAGCGTCCCAGTATGTTTTCTTGTAAAAGCTCGCCACTAAATTTACAAGCGCATCATCGTTATACAAAACTACGCTAGCCTTTTCAAGATCGCCGTATGCGTTGATTGCCGCCCTAACTTGCCCCCAGCCTTGCCAGTTTGGGTGAGCGGCTTCATAAATGCCCATAAAAGTTAGCCCATTTTCTGTTGGATTTTTATGTAGGGCATTTTCAGGGCGACAAAATTCTAAACTCATTAAAAGATTAAAAGCTTGTGTATAGTTCATTTTTCATCTCCTATATCGTAGTCACGAGGGGGTCTTGGTGGATAGTCATAGTTGTTGTCGCTTAAGTTGTCTATCTTTTTATCTATCGCTTTATCAATCACGGCGCTAACCCAAGCAGTGCCACGCCAAGCAAAAAAGCCACCAACTGCGAGGCTAAAGCTACCTTTTTCTGTGAAATAAAATGCTGCCTCGTAAGCCACCCAACATATAAAGGTCGAGCTAATAGTGCCAACGAAAAAATTTATGATGGCTTTACCGTCGCTCACTACTTTGGCGTTGCCCCCTGCAATGCTTAACACGCCGCCCACAAAGCCAACTATTATCACCCAAAAATAAAAGCCTAACCTATCCATAAGATCATCCATTACCCAGTCCCTTTTTTTAAAATTTATAGGTAAAAACATACATTATGAGGACGGATAATATTATTTCTACTGCAACCATCTTATTTAACCAGAAAGCTTTAGTTTTCTTTATTATTCGTTCCATTTACGCACCCTTATACATTTTATTGTTTATCTCTTTTTGCTTCATAATCTTTAATACTTTCTAGCTGTTCTACGCAGGACTTATAACCTCCATAGACATCTATTAGTAGCACTCCTGCATCACTTTGATTAGTTACGTTTCTATCTGCTATCATAGGGGCTTCAAGCAAGAAGCTTGGTATCTTGTCATACTTATTTGCTACTTCCTTGCTTGCGCAACCCATCAAGCACATAAGAAACGCTGATGTCAAGAGCATTAGACATATCCTTTTTGTCCTCATTTTGCACCCTTTCTTTGACTTTATTGGCCTTTATTTCTATTATCTGCTTTTGCCTGCTGACCTTCTCAATAGTGTCAAGTTTAAGAGAGATGAGCCTATCTTGCTCGCTTATCTCATCTTTTAGCCTAAGGTTCATCTCATCACTAGACTTTAGCCTCTCCTTTGTGACACTTAGCTCCTTATCTAGGCTTTGATACCTGTAGCCAAGAAAGAGCGTAGTAAGTAGCAGAAAGCCACTAAGATATAAACTAGGACTTAGCATTATTGCTCCCTTACACCCTTTTAAACGGATTAACTGCCCATACACTTTTTAAAAATGCCTTGTCGTCTGGCTGCATAAATGTATCTTTGTTGTACTCGTTCATCTCTGCCACGTCGAGCAGTTTCCAGCCTACATAAATACGGCAATAAAAATTACTTAAAAAGCCTTTGTAGCGGATCGTTTTATAAAGTCCAAATCGTGATCGTCCATCCTTTAGCTTTAGTGTCACTTTGCAAAAGTCACTAACCGCTCCGCCGTTGCTTGTGACCTTGATATTGCCTTGCACTCTTACGCTTGACGGATCTATCTCACTCACTTTTACGCCGTTTATTCGGCTTGAAAAGTAGCCGATACGATTTCTGTATAGCCATCTAAGACGTGCAAAATAAGTCCTATTTTTGCCGTTTGGATAGTGCTCTTTTCGCCAGCCACTATCACCATTTATCGCCGAGTTTTCGCCGTAGTAGTAGTCGCCAGTATCTTCGAAGTACCTAGCCCACTTTGGTAAGCGCTCGCTTTGCTTGTTGCAAAACGCTAGAGCGATCGGCACTACTATATAGCCAAGTATCTCTAGCGGTAGCTCAATAACTACAATACAAAAGAGTTGCAAAAGCTCTTTAAATTTAAGCATCACTCATCCTTTTTATCTTTTGGCTTTTCTTGCTCTTTTTCTTTATATTTAGGGCTTTTAGGGCATCCTTCCCAAGTGCAGTTGCCGTTTTTATCTACCCTGCTGGCGCAAATTTCGCACCTTTTAATTTTTGCTCTCATTTCTTATCCTTTTGTGTTGGTCTAGTTTGAACCACATCTGTGAATTCGTCTTTGTCTAAGTACCAGAATGGCTTCTTGCCATCTTCGTACTGAAACCTGCTAAAGTCATCTGGATGTGTCGCCAGATGGCTAAACACTCTCAAGATGTTCGTCATATTTGAGTTATCCCAGCCCTCGCACTTTCTAGCTCTTAGAAAGATTACGATAGGACAGAGCAAAACGCCTAAGATAAGCGATAGCACACAGATTAAAAAATAGCTCATACTCTCTCCTTATAGGTGATCGGTCGGCGCTACCGTCATCGGCTCGCTCGCTTCGTTTAGTTTTTCGCGCTCTGCAATTAGCTCCTTATACTCTGCCCTTAGATTTTCAAGTACGGTGTTGTTGCCGATAATCAAAGCGTGCTTAATGTGGTTCTCACACTCGGCTATCTCGGCTTCAAGTTCTGCTAGCTCTTGAGCTTTTTTATTGATTTCTGCAGAAATCATATCTGCTTCTGTATCTTCAACTATTTTATAATTTGTAGTTGGTAAAACATTTTCTGCTATCTGCTCTATACTAAAAATATCTAAAGCCTCTTTTGTTGGAGTGATTATTTTGGTTATTCCATTCTCTTCATAGATTATCTTTTTCATCTTTTGCCCTTTTTATTTTGATTTGATAAAAATCATTACTTGAACTCTGGCTTCATCTGAAAATGATGTCGCACCATATCCAGTGATTATTCTCAGACTATCTCTTTTTATTCCCTGGTATTGTGGATGAGCTACGTGGTTTGGTCCAGTAGTATTAAATGGCTCTAATGACGTGAATATATAGTAGTTTGTATCTTCCATTGGTTTTAAGAATTTAATTGTATAGTCGCCTACACCGTTTTTGACAATACTAGATATATTTTTACTATCTATTATGCTAACACTGCTCTGCCCATTAAATATAACCCTAGCAGCGCACCTAAAATCTATCTGTGAAAACAAATCGCTCACAGCTTTCTCTGTCACTGCTGCATCCTCTTGCTTTGCAGTTATGACATTTTTGAGTTTTGCAATTCCTGCTTTTGTTTCGGTGGCAAGTATAGTTTTACCTATTTGACTGGCTGTTGGAGTATTTACATCTTTAGCTTTAATCAAAACGACTACTGATGAGTTTGTAGGTCTGATACGAACTTTAGGTGAAGTAATACCTCCAACTGGTGCAGCAACTGAATTAATACCAGCATTCTCTTCAGCGGTTTCATCAAAGTCCTCTACTGTATTACCTACTAGGTGTCCTGCTTGTACTATTTTTGACCCAAGCTGTAGTTGTCCAAGTGAAGCAGCATTACCGCCTATTGACCTCATAAACCTACCGTCAGAGAAATTAGGTAAGTTAAAGTTTTCACCTGAGCCACCATATATGTAACCCAATACATTAAATAGCTCAGGATATTCAGACTTCTTAAGGCTTCTGCCGTCAGCTATTAGAAATCCTGCCGGTATAACTCTTTGTGTTGGGTAGCTTAGATATGCGCCTATTGGCAAGCCGTCCGTTAGCTCGGTTTTTAGAGCAAATTTATCGTCGCTCTCTTGCTTGGTGTATGCGTCGATTTTGTCGGTCTTTTTTAGAAATGTGGCGTCGCACTCGATTTTGCTATAAGCGTCTATCTTGTCTGCTTTTCTTAAGTATTTTGCGTCACTCTCGGTTTTTGTGTACGCTGTGCTTTTTAATTCATATTTGGCATCGCTTTGTGATCTGGTGTAGGCGTCTACTTCTTGCCCTGCCATAAAGTCTTTTATTGACATTGATTTGAGTATGCCCTCGTCAGAATTGCGTACTAGAAAACGCCATTTATCTGCGGCTAATGAATTCTTGATTATGGCTACTTCTGCCTTTGTTGGTTCGTTTATATAAATATTTGTGGCATAAATATTGCCAGCGGCGTTACGGCGTACTATTTTCCCACCAACGTTATTCTCGCTAGCATCTGCTTCTCTTAGTACGCCTTGTGTTAGAGTACTAATTTTTGTACTAGAGTAAGTTGTGGTTGTACTTGTGCTAGTGTCATTTATTAGCCCAGTTGTGCTTATATTTTCAAGCGATCTTTTTAGTTCAAGTAGCGTTGCTTTTAGAGCATCTAATTCAGTAAATTTGCTTTGAGAATTAGCCAATGTTTCAAGTGCCGTTTGAGCCCTTTGCTCTATCGGTTTTATCTGCTCTAAAATAGCTTTCGCCTCAGCTAGTAGATCACTTGTTTTATTAATTTTTTCTACATTGCTGGCGATAAATGCAAAATTGCTTAGTGCGGTATTGTTTTTACTATCAAAATCTGCCTTTTTCTCGTCAAAATCTGCCTTGTCATTTCTAAAAGCGCTAAGGTTGGTATCAAAATTTTGTTTTTTTTCGTCAAAATCTGTTTTTTTAGAGCTTAGCTCTGTGTTTATGCTTTCAACTGCCGCCTTAACATCTTGTAGTGTCACTATTTGCTCTTTTGTTAGAGTATTAGCGTCTTTTATTTCGCTTATATTTATTTGGCTTATTGCTGTTTCTAGTTCAGTTATTTGAGAGAGCAAGAATTTTAATGCTTCTAATGCTCTATTGCCGAGTTTTAATTCCTCTATCGTTACCATTGTTTAGCCTTTATAGTTTCTTTAGCTTTTTTTAGCTTTTCAGCTAGTTCTGTAAAAAAACGCAAAAGGTCTATCTTGCTTAAATCTCTTGCGTTTTCCAAAACTCTTATAAGTTCATAATCTGTCATAGTCACTCATCTCGTTTGTGTTGTAGTCTGCTATTGCTTCAAGTGCTAGCGTGCGGTAATATGTGTCTTTGTTGATCAAAAAAGCTACATAGTTGATCACCGCATAACTCAAAGCCTCGTCTATTTGTAAATGCTCTTTTGGGTCTCCGAAATTTGGTATATCTGGCACACAAATAAAAGTATCTTTTTTTAAATTTCTATATGGGGTCTCTTCACTCCCTGCTCGCCTAATAAGGACGCTAGGTACGCACTTATCGCAGCAAAAAAGCATAGCCTCTAAGAATAGCGAGCCAAGCATATCATCAGCAGGGAGCTTAACCCCTGCTGTCGTTTTAAAGCTCAAATGTTTTTTGGCTTCAGTACAAAGCATTGTTATGCCTTTAAGCCAACGCCTATTGCAAATGCGTCTGCGTTTCTTACTTCGATACAACTTTCTGTGTAGTATCTCTTTTGGATAGCTGTTTTTGAAGTAGTCACGTCTTTTAGCTCGGTTGGTACAAGTAGTCCATTTTTCATGTAGTCAAAGTCGCCTGCAATGATACAATCGCCTAATCCGTATTTAGGGCTTAAGAAGCGATGAAGTCTAAAATTTACCCTACCAAAATCAGTGTCTAGGCTAACAACGCTAGAGTTGATAATTTTTTCGTTGCCAAATTGTCTAGTAGCTATTTTGTTAATAGCTGGCTTTAGATCAGCGCCAATGAATACATCTTTTGGAGTTGTGCCTGCGTCCCAAATGTTTTGAAGTAGTTGAGATAGGATCGTTTCAGTTAGTGCTGCTGGAGTGCCTTTCCAATCGCCTGAGCTATCAAATGCTACAACGTTTCCACGCTTACCACTTGCAAATGCAGCTGAGCCTTTAGCCAAGAAATAAAATAAGCCTGCCATTTCGCCAGCTGCTGCGTCAGTTCTAACAGTTGGTGCTTTAAACACGCTCTTTTTAACATCAGCATCACGACCAAGACCAAAAAGAGCGTATTCCATATCTAGCTTATGCTCTTTTGCTCTTTTAGCTGTCTCGCGCTCTAACTCTTTACCACCATAAGTAGCCACTGCTTGCATACTTCTTGAAACGCTAACGTTTGAAGTGAAAATTTGCACTGCGTTTGAAGTCTTTTGCACGCTTGATTTGATCTGATCGTCAAAGTCAGAAATCTCTAGCTGTGCGTTTTTCTTTGGGGCAGCTAAGCTGTCGGTTAGCCAAGAGTGCTCTATACCTTTAACACTTGAAGTGCCAATAAGTTTAAGTATAGGCGTCTCGTCAGCACCTATTA